CGGGCGTGCCCTTGTCCGCCGACAGCACGGTTTCCGTGACCGTGGGCATTGACGAGAGCACTGTATGGGAAGCCTTCCGCTCCATCGTCTACGACACCCTGACCATCATGATCATCGCCATGCTGTTCATGCTGGAGCTTGTGCCCCTGCAGGCCGCCGCGCCGTCCGCCGGTGAACCTCTGCCGCCGCGCATCATGCGTCCGATCATCTTTCTGTGCATGTTCGCCATCGATCTGCCCGCTTCCTTTATCCCTCTGCGGATAGCGGAAATGGATCTCGGCCTGCTTGGGCTCCCGCCCGATGTGGTGATGGGCCTCCCGCTGTCGTTTGAAATGTGCGCGGTGGGCATAGGCATCCTCATAGGCAGTTTCTGGAGCCAAAAGAGCGGCTGGCGGCCCCTTCTGCTATGGGGGGCGCTGCTGGTGGCGCTCGGCAACGTCGCAAGCGGCCTTGTCTCGGATTCCCTCGCCTACATCCTCTCCAGAGGCGGCGCGGGGTTCGGCTACGGCCTCATCAACCTCGCCGGGCAGGTCTTCGTCGTGTCGCACTCCTCGCCCGAGCACCGGGCCGGGAACCTCTCCGCGCTCGTCGCGGGCCTGTACGCCGGGTTCCTGTGCGGCAGCGCCTTCGGCGGGCTCATCGCGGATAACCTCGGGTACGCGTCGGCCTTCCTCGTTTCGGCGGGATTGATGGCCCTCATCGGGATCTTCCTCCATTTCGCGCTGCCCCGCGAAGCGTGGACTCCCGAACCATCCGCCTCAGGACGCATCTCCCTGCGCGGGCTCGGCGCCTTTTTCTCGGACATCAAGATGGCGGGCCTGCTGCTGGGCAATATCTTCCCCTGCGCCTTTGTGACCGTGTGCCTGTTCCAATTCTTCCTTCCCGTGTCGCTCAGCCAGGCCGGGGTCAGCCCGGCAGGCATCGGGCGGGTGTTCCTGCTGTTCTGCCTCGTGATCATCTACCTTGGCCCCTTCTTCGGGAAGGCCGTAGACAAGTCGCCCAACAAGCTCGTCTGGCTCGTGGGCGGCGGGTTCCTGTGCATCGGCGGCATCATTGCCTTGCTCCTTCTCGACGGGCTCGCGGCGGCTTTCGCCTGCGTGGCGCTGCTCGCCCTGTGCAATGCCATCGTCGCCAGCGCGCAGGGAACCTATGCGCTCGAAATCCCGGTTTCCCAGCAGGTCGGATCCGGCAGGACGGTGGGGATCTACAATATCACCGAACGGCTCGGCCAAATGCTCGGCCCGGTCGCGCTCGGGCAGGTGATCGCCCTGTGGGGCGTGAATTCGGGGCTGATCGGGATGGCGGGGGTCCTCGCCGTCCTGAACATCCTTTTCGCCCTGACCGGGCGCTTGGCCAAGGCTGGCGCATGACGGATTGCCGCCCTCCCCTTGCGGGGACCAGCTTCCGCTTTTTGCATAGCCGCCACATGTTTCCCGCAAAGCGGCCCCTCCGAATCCTCCTCTGTGCGCCGCAGTATGGAGGCCTTTCACGCGGGAGGGTTCCTTTCCGGCCCGCTTTTTGCTTTGTTCCTTGCAAGAGACAACGATGCGCAATAGTGTTGGCACCGCTGGATGCCGCCTTGCAAAGGAGCACACATGATTGATCCGCTGGCTATGCCTGTCTTCAAGCCTCTTTGGGAGGCCTTTCCCTATCTTCCCGGCTGTTTTGCGGCATGGCGCGGCATGAGCCTCGGTGAAATATCCGCTTCGGCCTACGCGGCGGCGGACGGGGAACGTCGGCCTTCCGACGCCATCGTGGACTGCATGGCGAAACACGCGGCACGGAGCCTCGGCAACGATGTTGGCGAGGCGGTCAAGCGGTATTTTTCCCGGAACAGCGCCGTCCTGTCGGCGAATCTGCACGGCATCGACTGCCTGCCTGAAATGGTGCAGGCAGTGCCGTTCTTCGGCCTTGACCGTCTGGCCGGCGGCACACCGGGGGCCGTAATCCCCGTGCTGTCCTGCGGCGGCGTATCCCTGCAAAGTTCGGCATACCCGCGCGGGCTGCAATCCTTCCACGCGGACGCCCCGGCACGGTTCCCGCTGTTCCGGAGTTCCTGGCAGGACACCGTGGAACTGAACGCCCCCGCCTTGACCACAAAGGACGTGCGTTCAAGCGCCGCCCGCTGGAGGCCGACGCGGGCCTATGAGGAGCGCGGGCTTGGGACGGTGCTGCACCATTTGCTTGACCCGGACACGCTCGCGCTCAAACGCTTTGGGGAACAGGCCGCGCGGGTCAATGCGAAGCTGTACGCCGCCCTGTTTCCGGATGCCCGGCCCGTAGTCGCCTATCTCGAATTGGAGGAAATCGCACGGGAACTGCTGATTGACGACCTTGCCCGGCCCGATTCGGTATTGCACAGGGCGCTGTTTACGCCGCGCCTGCGCGAGGGGCTCTTACGGCGTCTGGCCGGCGTGCGCGGCTGTTGGAGCCCCTGCGTGGCTTCCGGCGGCGAGCTGCCCCGGACAGCCGGGAATGGCACGGCCTTTTTCTGGGGCGTAGACGGGCGCGGGAGGCGGCACCCTCTGCGCCTGTCGCCGGACAACGGCGCGCTCGAATTTCCGGGCTTCCATCTGCCGCTTGTGCCGGAAGCCGTCATCGGAGCCCTGCGCGACCGGAACATCTATCCGGGGCTGTTCGTTTCCTACATGACGCTTGCACTTGAGCACGGGCTTTGCTGCCACGGCGGGATGTTCCTCGTGCGCTATCTTCCGACCATGCTCCACGCCGTGCGCGATCAATTCATGGAGTGCGGCGAACCGCTCCCGCCTCTCCCGGGCCGGACGATGCTGGCGGCTTTCGCCATTTCCATGCAAGCCCGAGAAGCCGGGAGGCTTTTCCCTGCGGGTATGCTGGAACTGCTCACCTCCGGAGGCATCGGCAAGGTGGACCTGCAACGCCTTGCCGCTCTCCCGCTTGAAGCGGTCCTTCCCCTCAGCCTCGCCCGGTGGTGTCTGGACTACACGCCCCGTTCGCAGCGGACCCCGGCCTGGGAAGCCGGCTTGCGCAATGTGGCGTGGGAAGGCCTCACCATCGAAGTATCATGAATAAAGGCAGTTCGGCGCTTCCCCGATAACAAGGCCCGCTTCTGAAAGAAAGATGCGGCCCTCTGCATCGTACCTTGTGCTCCACGGAGGCTCCAGCACTTCCAGCCAACATCTTCTTTCCATACAAGAAGCCCCGCGCATTGTCTGCGGGGCTTTTTCCGTTCCGGCCTCATGGTGATCAATGGCATGAAAACTAGTGGGAAAAAACGAGATAACTTGGGAAGTATCGGGAAGAGTTTTAGGCGGGGGTGTAATTCTATTGCAGAATCTGCAACAAAAAAGGAGGGGAATCAACCCTCCTTTTTTGTTGGCGGATAAGCTGTATCTTTATCGGTTCATAGCGTCTTTAAGCCGCTTCGCCGCCGTGAACTTGATTGCGTTACAAGCGGGAAGGGAGAGTTCTTCCCCTGTCTTTGGATTACGTCCTTTTCGAGCGGCCCGTGCCACGGGCGCGAACGTCCCGAAACCGGGGAGGAAAATCCGTTCCCCTTCCGCCAGCGCTTCCGTGAATGTGTCGATCGCGGCCTTGATGAGCTTTTCCGCTTCCGTTAGACTGCATTCCTTCCTCAACCGCTTTACGAGGTCATACTTGTTCATGTGATTCTCCGTTTATTTTGATGTGATTCACGCGGTCCCGCAGTTCCGCGCGCTTAGCGTTGTTCCATCTGTCGGTGGTGCCGACGAGGTAGCCGGAAATCCGGCGTATCCTCTCGAATTTGACGCCTTGCCCTATCTTGCCTTCCACAATGGGAAGGTGGCTGTATTCATCGCGCTGTACGTCCATTAGTGCCCCCTTCCCCGGCATACCGGGCGGACGCCGCATTCAAGGCGTCCATGCAGACCTTCATCATGGCCAGACGTTTCTCGGGCTCCTTTTTATCAGCAAAGAAACAGCAGACGAGCGATCCGTCCCGTGTATCCTTTATAGACGGAATACCAGAACCGGATACGACGGAAATAAATCTAGGCATCTTTTTCCCTACTGCACCACCGCCGTAGCGGGCTGCTGCTCTGAGAAGAACCGTTGCAGATGCTCCCGTACCGCCGGTTCCTCGATTCTGTCTACCCAGTTTTTTAGGGTTTCGATGACGAGCTGGAGCTGTTCCACAGAGCACCATTCGATTTTTTGCGCCCGCGTGATGCGCCGGATGTACGTCTCGATAGCCTGATCGCTCCGGTTTCTGACGATTCCGAGATCGTGCATTTCATACCAGAGGCTTTTGATCTTCCTGAGCTGCGGGTCCGCCGTTGTGCGAAAGCCCACTTTTCTGAGCGCGGTCAACGCCCGGATCAGTTCCCCGCCGGAAAGTTCCTTGCTTGAAGTCGTCCGACCGCCCGTGATGCTGGAAAGGAGCGCGCGATACTCTTCGTCAGTCATGCCGAGCTTGCGGCGTCCCGTCTGGAGGGCCTTGATGAGCTTCTTGGGATCGGTTGGGGTACGCATATTCTATCCTTACATATGGAGCCGGGCGGATTGCTCCGCCCGGTTTGTCATTATACGGATTCAACTCCCGCGAGTTCCGTCTCGTTCAGTTCGTAGAAAAAGAGATCGGATTGTTCGAGCCTGCACCCCACGGCGGCGAGGCGTTCCGGGGAAAGCTGGCGGAGCGCTTCCTTATCCACTTCCTGCTTTGTCCTGATGCACTCGGGCATCCCCGCGTCGCGGATAAGGCCGAGCACCTGTTCCCATGTCGTTTTCCGCATGGTCTTGACGGCGGAACTTGCCCGAAAGCCGATAATGCCGAACGTGAGCTCCCGAGAGCGCTTTTTGACGAACAGCTCGGATTTTTTGGACTCCCCGAACCTGATCAGCGCCTGTTCCAGAACTTCAATGTCTTGCTTGATCGGTTCGGAAGTCTCGGCGCATTTGAGTTTCAGGGTATCGACGTCTTCTTTCAGCCCGAGTTCAAGGAGAGCAAGTTCCCGCTTCCTCGCCGCGATCTGTGCCAGTGTCGCGTCCGCTTCTTCCAGAGTCGTCACCGCCGGGATGTTCAGAACGGGTTTCACACGTTTTGCCATTGTTTTTCTCCTGTTGTGCGGGAATCATGCCGGATACTTTGCTTTCGGTGATGCCCGCCTGCAATTCCATTTGGTATGTTTTGAGGGCTTCCATAATAATGCGTTCTTGGACTTGCTCGGGATGCACCAATATTGCCCATATGAGATAGAGCGCCGCGAGTGTCATAAGTAACGGCATATTACCGCCCCTGTACGGCGAGCCATTCGCTTTCCTTCACTTCACGCAGCCATGAAGGAATTGAAGGGAAAGATTGGGTTCCGTCGTGCTCAGGATTTTTACTGCCGGGAATTTTGACAAGGATTTTCCCGGAAGCGATGCCTGCGACTGAGTAGTACACAGCGTGCCCCGTTCGGGATGCGGAGTGTGGACCTGTAGCGATTCTGTGAAGCTGGAGCCTGTCGAGTATGAACTTGGATGCGCTAAAGGTCAGTTCTTCGGCTTCGAGCTTTTGAGCAAGCCGTTTTCCTTCTTTTGTGCTGAGTTTCGGATAGTACCCGTAGCCTTCTTCCCCCGAGGTTCGGGTTTCGCCTTTCAGGTACGGGCGGCTCGTCAGCTTATTGAAGGCGAGCCCCGTTACCTTTCCGTCGTTCCAGACGCTCAGGATAAGGCCGTCGGCCTCGTATTCCGAGATAAGCGCCTTACGTGCCTCATGGGTCACTTTCTCTCTTTCGAGAACTTCGGCGACGAGCGCGTCGGCTTCGGGGCCTTCTCCGATGTAGAAATGCTTTTCCATGATATGCTCCTAAAAGATGATTACGGCCGCACCATCCGTACCACGTCCGCCGTGACCTGCTTTTCTCCGGCGCTCGCCGCGAGGTTCAGGGCGGCGATGGTCATGTTGGCGATCATGAGGGGATAGCCCATGTACACGCCATTGCCGGAACGGTCCTGCGCCACGGTGAGGCTCTCTCCAATCTCGGCGACTCCGTCGGCGGTAAACACTTTGGTGAAGTCGAGCCCGGCACGGGCAAACCGAAAGCGGAGAAAATCCGCTACGTCTTCGATTGGGGTGATATGCAGCACGTCGCACCGCTGCACAACTTCGCGCACCCCGGCGTCGGCGGGCTTCAACTTTTCCCCGAGCTCCGTCTGTCCGATCAGGATGATGGAAAGGAGCCGGTGCAACCCGTCCTTCAATTCCCAGAACCGCTTGAGGCTCTTCAACGTGTGCCGGTGCAGGTCGTGAGCCTCTTCGATGATGACGCAATGATGCGTCCCGGCGCCGTGGGCGCTCTTCAAGAGTTGATGGAGCCTGCGAAAGCGCATTTCCGGAGACGACGGGACCGAAGTTCCGGGGGCGATGGTGCTGATGATGGCCTCGGCGATATGCTGGGAGCGCATGGGCTTGCCGTTCGATTCGTTCTCGGCCATTGCCAGCGTGTACGGTTCGATGATGACGGTTTTGCCGTTTTCATTCTTCACGCGGTCAATGAGTTCTTCCCGGAGCGTCGACTTCCCGGAACCGGACTCGCCCACCACGGCGAGGAAACCGCCGTTCGTCGCGGCGTCATACATCATCTCCCGGACATACCGGATTTCAGGCGAAAGATAGACGTCGGCGGCGTCCTGCGGATCGGCGAAGGGATTTTTGACGATGCCGAATGCCTGCCGTGTCTTCATCGTGAGCGTTTGCTTCTTCAAGATCATGGGTTCCTCGCTTTCCGCCGTATCCCCGGCGGGGGTATCTTCATCCCCGGCAAGTTTTTCCAGTTTGCCGAGGGCATAGTCGACAAGGGCGGCCTGTGCGCCGCGCTCTTCAAGCAAAGAGGCGAGCCCTTTTTTGAGTCCGGCCCATCCCGTTTTTGGGAGGGTTCCCCGGTTCAAAAGCTGATTGACGAGCGCCGGGGAGACACCGAGCTTTGCGGCGGCCTCGCGCTGACTGAGCTCCGCCTCTTCAAAGAGATCTTTTACGGTTGGATCGTAGGGGATTATCCGGCACATGCCGCCCTCCCTTCATTTGGCCGGAACTCAAGCCGCCGGGCACGCTTCGGCGCGAATTTCTCGCGCATACGTTCGACCACGGCCTCGATCTCGTTTCCGGGTACGATGTCGGGATACCGGGTCCGCAGCCATTCCGCGCATTCATCGGTGTTCTCGTCGCGCCAGACGTCCGGGTGATCCCGGCGCATCATCAAAGCGAAGGAAAGGCGCTTCATCGGCGGCACGTCGGCCTTTTGTTCCTCTACCTGCAAAGGTGTCCCGGCCTTCTTCAAATATGTGGGCGCTTCCTTCACGTCGGCCATAATGTCGATCCCGGCGTAGGCGGGCTTTCCGGCCCGGCGCATCTTGTCGGCCTCCTCCACGGACTGGACGCCGTAGGCTTCCTTTTTGATCGCTTCGAGGTTTTTTTCCGCGCGCGTCTTCGGCATTGCCTTGAAGCCCTCCCCGAAGGCCGGAGCGCCGAGATCGAACCCCGCGCCGTCGAACTGCATGGGAGGCACCTCAAAGGAAACCTTTTCCCCGTCGGGCTTTTCGATGACGGCAATGATGCTCGGGGCCTTGTAGGGATTGAGGCGGACGGATACGGAGTCCCTGACTTGCAGCCCGTGGTAGCCGAGTTCACGCAGATCGTAGCGCCGGACGCCGTAATGCGTCCGGGTGTCGGCGCTTATCGTGAAGTCGTCCTTCACCTGACACCGTACCTCGCCCCACGCCGCAATGGAGTGCATGACGTCGGCCTCAGCCGTGCGGAGCTTCTCCGCAGGAATGGAAAGCCACACGTCGTTGCGGGTCTTTTTCGTCCGGGTGTGGATCGCCGTGGCGCAAAAATACCTGCGCCAGCGATCCGCAAGCACCTGCAACTGCGCGACGTCAGGCACTTCCAGAAAGCGCAGGCGGCTCTCGAACTTGCATTCAACGATGTCCTGACACTTTTCGACCGAACCGGTGGCGCGGGCTCTTCCCGGCACATGCTGCGCCGGAGTGATCCCCATTTGCCCGCAAAAGCCCGTGACCAGCGAAGAGGCCGGGCCGGGGCCGGGATCGGTGTAGAGGATTTCCGGGACGCCGTGCATGACGTCCTGCGGCCCCCGGTCGGTAATGGCATCAATCAGCGTATCGAGAAACCCCTTGGCGTCTTCTCCGGCGGCCTGCTCATAGCGCAGGTAGAAGTTGCCGGAACAGTGATCAACCACAATATAGCGCACGATGCGCGTATTCCTGATCTTGATGAGGTTTTCGGGCTTCTTTTCGTTGTAGCTCTCTTCCTTCATGAGCCCGATATTTCCGGTGCCCCGGATGCGGTACAGGACGCATACCGAGGCGTCGGCCTGCCAGAGCCTGTTGGGGTATTCCGTCCGCATACGGACGGACGGGCTCGCCACCCTGAGCTGATCCGGGTGGCACCCGTAGCGCCGCATGGCGCGGCTGATGGTTTCAACCGACGGCATGGTGACTTCTCCTGTTTCCGGGTCCGCGATGCCTTCCCCGTTCGCCTCCCAGCGCTTCACGGCGTCCTTGATGCACATGGGCCTTTTGCCGTTGGCGCGGTCGCCGCAGATGACGAGTCCCGCGACCTTCCGGCAAAGCGCCTCGGGGACGCACGTCTCGCCCTTGCCCTTGCGGGGCTTTTTGCCGCTCTCCCACGCACCGTACTTTTTCAGATAGTTGTAGGTGGTGTTCAGGGAGCGATTCAGCGTTTCGGCAAGCCGCGCCACGATGCGCCCCCGTTCCCCATTGCATGGGTCCGCTTTTTTCAGGTCGCGGGCCGCGTCGCTTATGAGGCGAAGCTGTTCGGATGAAGGTCTGGAAGACATGCTGAACCCGTCCTAGTCGGTCGTTTCCTGATCGTCCGCTCCGGGGAACGGTTCCCCATCCATATCCGGGCCGAAGTCCGGCACAAGCTCCGCAGTAAGGTCCACGTCGATCCCGGCGGAGAGAATATGCGCGGCCATGCCCCGCACGGCGGAAGAAATCCGCTCGTGGACATAGGCCGCCGTCTCTTCCGAATTTTCATCGTCGGCGAGAACCGAAGCTCCGAACGCCGCGAGGTTTGCCACGGCGAAAACGGCGTCCCTGCACTTTTCGTCGATGATCTCCCGGTTGTTGGCGTTCTTCTTCATCTTTTTGACTTCAACGTCAGCAATGGCCGAAGACGTGGCGACGATGAGCTCTTCTTTCAGCGCCGCGATCTGGTCGTTTCGCTCCTGCGCCACCTTTTGCTGGGCTTCCTTGTCCTTTTCGAGCGTTTCGACCTTTTCCTTGAGCTTTTCGGCTTCCTTTTCGAGCTTCTTGTTGTCGGCCTGCGCCTTGGCGTGCTGTGCGCAGATGACGTCAATGGTGACGCGAAGGTCTTCCGGCGTGGAACTCTTGAGCTCCCGGAAGATTTCCTTTTTCGTGTCCTCGTCCACGTCCTTGATGGCCTTGCGGATTTTGCGGGTGTCCCGCACGGTAAGGCCAAGGTTGCGGATTTCCGTCAGGCGTTCCTCGCCGAATGTGGCGTAATTGCGAAGATGTTCATCAATGGACTCTCGAGAAAACCCCATAGCCTTGCAGAGTTCTTCAAACGTTTGTGGTTGGTGGATGTTGCCCCGCTGATCCGTAAAACTCCGGCCCTTGTATTCGCCGCTGGCCTTCATGGCCGAAAACCACTGGATGACGGAAAGACTCAGGCCGGAAGCGACGGCCTGAAAACCTTGAACACGGCCCGCCTGCTGCTGGAATGCGAGATCGCGGGCGTAGTCTTCCGTATGGACGGAGACAGTGCCGGTGCGGACGGCCTCAAGCTCTTTCGCCGGATCGGGCTGTTCTGAAACGGCGGGGGCGGAAACGGGAATGTTCTCAGCGGTGAACTCTTCGGGGGGTTCTTTGGGGTGAATCGTGAGGTCATTCATCGTGAAATCCTTTGAAAATTAGTATTCCTTGTTTTGTAAAAAAGCTCGGTGTATCCTAGAAGTGAAAACAACTCTTTATTGGAGATGAAGATGGATTTTCTTCCCGAACAAGGTATAGCTTACTGTGTCCATTGTAATCACATAACATTATTAACTAAAGATTTACCTCGATGTGCCCTTTGTAAAAAGCAGGCTAATGCCTATCCTCATTTTTTTAATGCTTGCCTAGAGCTGGTAGACTCCCAGAAAGAGCTAAATATCGAACAGTTGACGAATATCCGGTATTTCAGAACAAGAGGCTCTGAAGAACATGGATGTACGAATAAGCAGGTTACCGACCTAGCCCTCTCTATGACCTCTCGAGTAAAAACATTGGAAAAGGCATTGGAATTTAAGCTGGAACTTCCATACGCTTTTCCAAAGCTTGATATCGTGAAGTTGTGCTTTGAACACGCAGTAACCAAGGAACGCGCCGTCCTCTTCGAGGAACCGTTTGGACCGCCTTTATATCGGTGTGAACCGGGGTATCAGGCTTATTCATTCGCTCAGGCGACCAGCTCACTGCTTGATCAGCCAGTTTTTTTAACAAGTACAAAGTATCCGACTGTTGTTCCAAGATTTTTTGAATTTTTGCGTCTAATCGCCGCCATTCAGACGCTGAATAGGTTATGGAATGCGCTCCTGATCCAAGGTTTTTACATATATCTTCGCTCAGCTCGTGAAGTTCGTTTGCCAGCTTGTCTGCATCCAAGGACGTATGCAGGAGGACGTAGATAAACTCATCTTCGGGAGTTATTTTTGAATCAACAAGACGCTCTTCCGGTACACCCTTAAAAAGCATCAACGCCTTTGCAACCATGCGTTCATTTATATCGGAAGGAAATGTTTTCATATTGCTCACCCCAATATCCGGTAAGCTCCGGTTTCGATGTTACGTTTGAAGTCGTCCTGCCGCTGCTGCTGGTTGCGGAGGGCTATGTCGTAGGCCCGGTAGGCCCGAAGCGGCCTTGCCGTAAGCGCCCATCGCCCGCTTTCGAGTTTTTGCGCCATGCCTTCGGCAGCGAGGGAGTCCATGTCCCGGCAAACCGACGGGGCAGGAATGCCGGTAGCCGTGGAGAGGTCGGTCACGGAAAGTCCGGTCACGACATACGGGGCCAAGGTCTCGATAAGCAGGAACGCCCGTCCGAGCTGCGTGAGCTTCTTCTTTTCGGTCATGCGGGCACCTCCAGATTGTTTTCCATGTGTGCCACCTGTTCGGCGACGGCGGCGAGATTGAAAGCGAGGATGATGAGCTGCATTTCCACGCCCATGCTGACGGTTCCGTCGATGATCTGCGTGATCTGGGAGGCCAAGCCGTCGATCCTCGCCGCCAAGGGCGGGAGTTGCGCCGGGGTGTCAAGTATGGTAACAGGCCAAGCGGAATGAACAGGTTTTTCGTTTTTTCCCTTGTTGCCCTTCACCGTGCCAGCGGCGAGGGGCTTTTTGTTTTCGAGCGCCCGGCGGATTTCCGGGGCCACGGCGGGGAAATGGGCCGCGAGGGGGGTTGCGGTGAGGTTATTCATCTTCATCCTCCAAGGCGGACTGTTCGTTTTCGGGGAGTTCGTTAAGGCGGGGAAGGTTCGGATACTGAGGCTTTTCCATGACTGTCTCGGTCTGTTCCCCGTTGTACCGATCCTTCATCTTTTCATAGATCAGCATGGTGCAGTCCCACGCGCAGCAGTCGCAGATATGGGTGTCCCTTTGTCCGGCGACCAGAAACGTCACCCGCGATTCATGGCGTCCGCAGAAGTTGCAGGACACATAGCCGTCTTTATGGGTCATATGATTTTTCCTACTCCGTCGTTGATGTTTACCGGCATTTTGGCGAGTTCTTCTTTGATCGCCCTAAAGCCGATCCACGCGAGGTCGCCGCATTTTCCAACGCTTGTCGCACCGGGGAAAACAGCAATCGATACGTCGATTATGTTTTTGTCCTGCTGGACTATGATGACGGCCTTGTATTCCTCTTCCATCTTGCGTTGTCTCCTCCGGAGCTTGCGAAGCTCCCGTTTCAGTTTTCCGATCTTCATGTCCCCGCGCCTAATGCGCCGCATGAGCCTCGCCATGTTCCGGCTGACGGGGCGCATCATGACGCCGTCCGCTCTTCGATGATGTCTTCCTTGAGGCCGAGAGCGACGGCCACGCGGTGCGCTTCGCCGCGCTTTCCTGCGAGCCTGCCGTTCACCACATCGTAAACGGTCTGAATGGCGAAGCCTCGCCGCCTTGCCCAGTCCGTCATGCACACGCCCTTGAACGCAAAGCGCTCCTTCACTTCGCGGCAGCGTCGCAAATAGGCTTCTCTGTTTTCCATCTTGTCCTCCTTGCTGTTTTCAGTTCTTCCCGTTAAGTGTTTTCCCAAGGCGCTGGGGCTTGGGAAAAAGTGGTTTCAAGTGGGATTGGGTAAAGAAAAACTAAATATATTTTTAGTTTTAGTCAATATAAAAATGAGGTAAATTATGAGTTTTTCTGTTCGCCTAAAAGAGGAACGCAAGCGGCTGAAAATTACACAGAAAGAGTTGGCTACAAGGTTGGAAATTACGGAACAAGCACAAGTCGCCTATGAGAAAAACAGACTTCCTCAATTTGCGAACTATTTAGAAAAACTCGCTGATTTCGGATTTGACGTAGGCTATATCGTCACAGGGCAACACGGTGGCGTTCAGCTCTCCGCTGACGAGGCCGAAGTCTTGGCCCTGTTGCGCAAAGTAGCCCCCGCCGTGCGGGAGACGGCGTTGATGGTGCTCCGCACGGGCACCGTGATCAGTAAGCAGGTAAACGTGGGACGTGATCTTAACGTTTCCGGGGAATTCACGCTGTGATGTGGAGAATGACCGACACGTCGGTCGTTCAAGTGCCATACCTGCGACACGTCGCAGGTTTAAATAAGAGTGGCTCCTTATGGGCACGGGGCCGATGTATCGGGATGAGCAAGTAGGCAAGACTGGTGACACGTCACCAGTTTTTCCCCCGGTTGAGAACCCACAATATGTTGAAAATACAAGACCACGGGAAAATAAGACTGGTGACATGTCACCAGTTTTAGGGCTTCAAAATGAACTCATGAAATCTCTTCAAAAAAGTATGGAGCTCCAAGAGCGCCTCATGATAAGCACAGAGCAAAACGCCAATCTCTGCATTCAGCTTGAGCGTAAAGACTCCCGCATCCGCGACCTCGAACGTGAAGCCGCCGAAGTCCCGGCGTTGAAAGCCCGGATTGCCGAGCTTGAACTCGAGCTTTCGGAGCGCCCGAAGTTGCCGAAGACGGTTCCGGTGGACGTGAGCGCGAAAAGTAAGCCGACGCCGGCACACGGTGCAGGAACGGATAAGACTGTGGTTCCCGGCGCTGGTGCTGGCGTTTCTGGTGTGGGAAATCTGGGGGCGGTGGTAAGAAGAAGTGGAGAATAGCAGGGGATTTCGTATTACGTTCGGCTGGGGAAAGTGTTTGTTAGCATGGATAATACGCTGAAGGGCTGAAAAATGGTGTTACGAGTGCTAGCTAAAGTTTGTTCACAAAAAATAGCGAACAAACTCTTGACAGGTAGAGGTGGTTTCATTATGTTCACAAAAAACAGCGAACAAGATTTGCTGCGAACCCTAAATTGATGGGGGTATATGAATGATAAAGGAGTTCCTCGGTTCGCTAATGCGTGAAGCTCGGACAAAGTCTGGACTCACCTTGCGAGAATTAGCCCTAAAAGTAGGATGTGCACCAAGTTTTCTTTCTGAAGTTGAAAATGGACTTCGCCCCGCCCCAAAAGATACAATCGTACTGGAAAAGTTGGCCAAAACACTTGGTTTAGATTCAGCGAGAGTTTTTGAAGCGGTCAAAAACGATCGAGATAGAAGAGATATGAAAATTGTGAAGGAGCTTTTTGCACAAGATGATGCCTTAGCCGCTTGCTATTGCCGTGCAAAGGCACATTGTAACGAAGATGAATTGCGGAAGCTCTTCATGGAAGTTTTTGAGCGCGCAGCAACTTGTAACAAGGAGTCCAAGTAGTAATGTCTACTGTTCCGGTCGTTCCTCCACTCAAAGCCCGTGTTATTGAGCAAAGGGCGTTAACTTTTTTGAAAGAACACAGCCCCAATGTGTTCTCTCAGAACAAGCCTACCCCAGTTGATCGATTCTTTGAGTTTACGATTCCAAATAACCTTGGGATGAATACCTACTACACCAGTCTACAGAGCTTTGGTATTGACGCCGAGGGATATACCAATGCTCGACAAAAGGTTAGTATCGTAGATCAACGGCTTGCGGATGATTTTTCCGAGCGTGGTCGTAGAAGGTTTAGGGCTACAGTCGGACATGAAATCGGGCATTGTATGTTGCATGCCTCGCTGAGACGGTGGCAACTATCTCTCCAAATTGTGGGGAAAGGAATGAAGCGTGAACGAAGCGATTTAGAGGCATTTGAGGACCCCGAATGGCAGGCATGGAGATATTGCCATGCTCTGTGTATGCCTGAACCTAGTGTCCGAGGAATGGTTGAAAAATATGGTGTGGGCGAATCAGGGGTAAGGGCACTTATGGAACGCTTTGATGTCAACCGGACATTCGTTCAGGCACGGCTTCGGATGTTAAAAATAATCCCTCGCTAATAGCTGACACTACTAGCGAGGGAGGAAATATGCCAAGAATCTCAGACGCCGCCGGAGACTTGGCAAAGCCTTGAAAGAAACTTCAAGATACAGACGGCCTGAAAATGGCAATTTTGGGGAAGTAAGTCAAGGCCCGGCAGGTGATTTTACCTTATGCAAAAGGAAAAATCACCCGGAGGACGCGCCATGAAAAAAGGTGCAACTCGTAAGGCCGACAAGCGGTTGATCTTTCGGATGTGGTTTAGGCATCCCAAGACAGGAAAGATCGTTTACACTGGTCGCCCGATTCCCATGTGGGTGAAGGCATAACCTAATGAACACGGGAGGGCTTGCCCCTCTCGTGTTTTTCTCTAAAACGAAATAATCGAATTACACCTCCTGCAACGTTATTGCAGGAGGTGTAATTTTTCCCCAACCATAAAATTTTTGTGTATGTTCTCCTCGGAACCCCTTATCTGTGGAGGATATGCATATGGCCGAGATGTACGCCGAGCTTCTCGACGGCGTCGCCGCGCGGGTTGCGGGCATG